GAACCGGGATTTTGTCGCTTTGGCGCGAACCTGCAACTGTAAATGATGCAACTGCATCATCCTGACCAAAAGCGGGAATTGCCTCAATGTTCATGAGGTTGCCGGAAACAGCAATGGCAGAAACGCTGCCCAATGTTGACAGCTGCGAAAGCGTCAACGGAGTCGGAGGCGAACCCGGCTGCGCATACATTGATGCACTAAAACCAGGCAAAATTTTATTGGGTGCGGGCATTCTGCAGTTCCTTCAAAAAGTGGTTGAGTGTATTATGTTGGGATGTAAATGGTGCAATCCATAAACACTTGCGCCAGTTTCTGTTCGTTGTCGTATGAATTATACAACCAAACGACATCAGCTTTGGAAATCAAAAAGCCATCAGTCGCGCCGCCGAACAAGCCGGAATATCCGTGCAATGATTGGAGAATTTGATTGGATATTGCAAACCCATCTTCAATGCCCTGCGTAAAAACAGAGATTTGAAATACTGGAGTATCGATGCCTTTGTTCGCTTGATTGCCACCTGTGTAAACAGGCTGGTGAACATTGCGAAGCATCCAGGTTATAAATTTTGGCTGAGTTGCAAAGTTGCGGTTGAAGGCTGCGTACACTGGCACAGGCGTAACGATACTGGCCAGCTGGTATTGAATGGCTTTGGAATACTGGACAGGATTTTGCTGGGTTGCCATTAGACCGCCGCGACAGGATCATTTCGGACGCACAAAAGCAGCGCATTCATCCGGTCATCCGATTCACGCACATTGTCAATTCGCCAATCAAATCCGCGCCAAGTAATTGAATAGGCATTCTGATTATCGACGATGGTCTTTAAATTGGGGGTGTAGTTCAAAGTGAACTCAACAATGTCTGAATACACCCGGTATTTGTCGGCAATCCTAACGCTGTTGGCGACAGAATGAACTCTTGCCCTTGTCGCAAACCAAAGGGTTTGGGTGGTGGTCTGTTCGCCAAAAGCGGATTGACCAAACGTCAAAGTGTTGACGTTGATATTTTCAAACCGGGCGATAGCCATCTACATCACCAGCGGTTTGTATGGGCGCAGAAGCGCAGCGACCCCGAATGGAATGTCGTCCAGCCGTTTCTCTGTGGTGTTGCTGCGATTGTTGTACAGATGCGTAAACAGCAAAAGCCCAGCCTGTTTGATGACGCGATATGCCGCAAGAGGATTGGCCACTGTAGCGTAATCCAGCACTATGGGCGCAGTCATGGTGGTATTTATGTCGTTTGGAAGGCTGAGGACAATCAGCTTGTTGCCCGAGGTGTCGTAATAATATTGCGATGCATCAACTGTGACGGTTGCGGCAGGGAATGCGTTGGTGTAATATTTCAGCGACGTAATTGTCACTCCTGCCAGTGCGGAATTCGCATTCTGACTGATCTCCGGCAAATCGAGGCTTAGGGGTGAGGCGGAAAGGCTCTCGATCCCATACCAGACGCGATAAGACACAGGGAAGATAGAAAGCCCCAGGTAATCTTCGATCGCTTGCCTAACGGCCAATTCGAGGCTTGCAAGGTATGTGTCCTGGCTGGTGTCACCGAACAGGTTTAGCTGATTGGCGATTTCTGTTGTGGTCAGCCAAGCAGTGCTGTTGTCGCGTCCGATCTGTTCAACTTTGGAGTAGTTAAACGGATTGCGTGTGGCCGCGCCAAATGGCAGACCTTCCAGCATTGCGTTGGCGCTCATGATTAAGTCTCAATTAGGCGCACACCGGCAAAAGGATTGCGCACAGTGCTGACCATGCGCTTCTCGGCGTACAGCGTGATAAACCCTGGCGCAGTTTCTTCCATCGCCTGAATAGACATTTCTTCAACGTCGGCAATAGTCATAAACTGCGGCCAATTGGCCAGGTACACAGGGAAATTGCCGGCTGTGCCGGTGGCGTCTAGGTAAGGGTTCGGGATGACAGGGAACCCCATAATGTTGACTGCCGGGCCTTCGCCAAGCTCGCCAGTTTCCACCAGCGAGTATGGCCCGGTTGTTCCATTGTGCGCGTATTTGCGCAGCGCCGTAATGTAGCTGGGGTGCATGTGCCAAGCAGTGCCCGGCAGATTCCAGTATTGAGGTGGCAAAGCGCCGGCCATATCCATCAGAGTTTCCAAATCCACCGACGCGCTGGAATGGCCCACCGTGCGCAAAGTGTGCAGGCCATTGGTGATGGCTGTGCCCGACGAGCCATAGGCTGCCGCCGAGCCGCTGGTGCCGGCATAGTAGTTGAGGCCGCGCAAACCGTCTGTTGCGCCGGTAGCCGTAGTCGTGCTGCCGGCCTGGTCGTTGTTGGAAGCCATTGAAGCTGCTTCAATCGCAGCAAACTCAAGCATCAAGTCTTCAACGATGGTCTCGTTGAGGTAATTGACATCCGACATTACCGCAGTGCGGATTGGCAATTGGGCCGTAATCACGCGAGTCGGCAGTTGCCAAATCGTCGTGTTGGTGTTGGGGGTGCCGCTGTTCGCGTTGATTGCGTAGCCCCAAGGATTTGTTTGGTTGGCTGCGTTGCCGGTCTTGGCCACAAACATGGCGCTGGAACCTGCCACCTTGACCTGCCGAGCGCCCATGCGGAATGGGTTGGCATAGCGCAGGGCTGCAAATGCGTCATCAAAATACGTCCGGCCACCTTGACCATTGCCGCTGCCTGTCAGACCCGCAGCCTCGCTCAAATCAAGATTGATTCGCTCGCCGGTTTCCAGCGTGAGCTTGATGCCATCCAAGATTTTTTCGGTAATGGTTTTCATTGGTGAGTCCAGAAAATTGAAGAATTGGGGGAAGCCGAAGCCTCCCCCAAAACGGCCTTTTTAGGCGTTGGCAGTGCCAGTCGAGCGATAGCGGATCAGTGCGTTGGGATCGCGCACCGACGTGGCCAGCCGCTTCTCGCCGTAGAACGTGATGTAGCCAGGCAAGGTCTGGTCATACCGACGCATCACCATGTTCAAGCGGTCAATGATGGTATGGCCGCGAGTCCAGTCACCGAAATACATCGGGTACTTGCTCACAGTACCAGCGGCGCCGGTAGCCAATTGGCTGGGGGCGTCGAGGTACTTGTTCATCACCACATCAAAGCCCAGCAGTTGACCAATGATGCCGTCCGGGTTCAGCGACTCCATCGAGTTGAAGATCGGGCGGCCATTGGTGTCTTGCAGGCCACGGATGGCTTGGGCCAGGATCGGATTCACCATGAACTTGGCGCCGGCAGTCCAATACTGCTGCGGCAAAGCGTAGATGGTGTTGATGACGTCCTTGTAGACGATTGCATTGGCACCCACGGTGTTGACGTTGGAGGTCAACTGGTCGTAGGTAGCTAGGTTGTGCAAGCCGGTGTTGGAACCCGTGCCCGAGGTGCCGAAAGAAGCCGTCGAGGTCGTGCCGCCAGTGTAAGTGCTGTTGGCGCCAGGGTACTGGTTCAGACCGCGCAGACCATCAGCACCGCCAGTGGTGGTGTCTGATCCAGTGCCGCTTTGGTCGTTGTTGGAGATCATGGACTGAGCTTCGGCTTGGGCGAACTCCATCAGCATGTCGTCAACCACGTTGGCTTCCAGGCCGTCAATGTCGTCCAGAGCCGCCGTGCGGATCGGGAACTGCACATTGATGTCTTTGAGCACCAGCTGCCAGATGGCGGTGTTCTCGGTGGTGGGCGTGCCGTTGTTCTGCACTCCGTAACCCCACTGAGCACCAGCGTTGCCGGTCTTCACACGGAACTGATAGCTGGAGCCATCAGTGGCCACTGTGCGAGACATGCCGCGCAGTTGGTTGGCCAGACGCAGGGCGACAAACACCGGATCGTAACCCGTGCGACCGCCTTTGCCATCGCCGCCAGCGGTAAGGGCACTGGCCTCACGCATGTAGGCATCGTATTGGCTTTGGTCCTCAAACATCTTGAGTTCTTTTTCGCCCTGGCGAGCACTTTTGTAGTAGCTGGCCAGTTGCTCGCGCACAGCCCGATTCACATCGGTGCGGACGCTCTTCGCAACGCGAATGATGGACGGAGCCTGCACCGAAGCGACTTTGGCTTCCAGAGCGGCAATTTTGGCTTCCAGTTCGACGCGAGCGGCGTCAACGGCAGCAGGGATTTTGGCTTCCACGGCCTGCACAGCTTCTTGCTGCTTGGCGTCGATGGCGTCCAACTTGTCGAGAATCACTTGAGACATGGTTTCACCTTTTCAGTCGTTGGTCAAGAATTTGCAGCAGTTCGCGCTGCTCAAGAGCCGCGAGAATGGCTGCGTTGGCGGTCGCTTCCGCATCAGCATCACGCTGGGGCGTCGCAGGTTCAATCGGAGGCTTGGCAGCATCACGCTGTTCAAGCACCTTCTTGAACGTCGATGCGGCAGCGACCGCATCACTCTTGGAAAGCCCGGCATCACGCAGGGCTTGCTCCATGATCTTCAAATCGGCCGATCCATCGGGCCGGAAGTATTCCAGGCGGCTGACATTGGCCTCCGGGTTGTTCGGGTACATCACCACCGACACTTCGCGCAGACCACCTTTGGTGATCTGGAAATACGCTTCGTCGGACTGGTCAGGTTCGCCATCCGCATTGACCATCTGGTATTCTTCCGCGAATGCACCAACCGACACGCCGCCAAACATTGTAGGCGACTCCTTCATGATGGTGTGCATGTCTTTGCCAGCAACCGTGTTCATAAAGATTCGGCCTTCGGCAGTCATGCCTGTTGGCGAAAATTCAAACGACGTCCACTCGCCAACAGGCATGTTTTCTGACTGATGATTCATGAACATGGGCAAAGGTTTGCCCGATTTGGCGAATGCTTCCGCCCAATCCATAAACCCTTCAGGCTGATAATTGAATCTCCGCCCGTCTGCGCCTTCGCGAGCACCCCATGTGGTTACGATGGCCTCAATCTGGCCTGGGCTCGATTGCTGATTTTCTGCCAGCTTTGCTTCGCATATCAGGGTTATGTATTTGCGCGTCATTAATTACCTCATCGACGTTGCGTTGATCAATGTCGTATATTGTTGTTGATTTTACGCGGTCTGCAATGTGCCTTTTCGGGCGCAAGGCATTAATTTTATCTTGCTGCAATTTGCTCAGCACAGATCACTTTCCAATGTTCATTTTCCGAGTTTGATTTCCACCGCCGCCGCCGGTGTCTTGTGGGCTGCTGCCGGGTGCAGCATCTGGTGCAGAAGCAGTTTTAGATTGCAGCTCGTCGCCGCCGTCCATTGCAGGCATATTCATGTAGCTGCGCGCCTCATTAGGCGTCATAATGCCGGCACCGACTCCGGAGACTGCAAAATTCATTTGATCCAGCGGTGCACCTTTCAAGAAATTGCGGGTGTCAAATTCGATGCACAGATTGGGATATCCAGGAAACAGATGCATTTTCAGCTTCTGTTGGATGTTGATTGTGGTTGGGTAAATGGTGGATTTGTAAAACTCATCCAGCATCGTCTGGGTGTTGTTGTATTTCTGGTCGGCAATTCCGATCATTGCGGGTGGCACTCCAAACAATCCGCAGATGCGCTTCATGGTTTGCGTTTTCAGCTTCTCCGTGTCAGCGTCCTGCAGCGTAAGCATCTTTAGAGGTTCATATTTCATCCCCTGATCCAGCAGCATGCCCTGACCTGGTTTGCTTGGATCGGATTGCCGGCTGCCAGTCATGCTCGACCATGCCTCTTTGAGTCGCGCGGAAATCTCTTTGAATTTGCCGTCTGGGATAACCTGCTCGGTGGTAAACATGCCTGAAGGTTTGGCGCCATTTTGCATGACGTAGTTGGCATACAGATCGATGTCCTGGTCCAAACTCACCAACTCAGCCGCGAGGATGCCTTTATTAAAACCTGCGGAGCCTTGCCACGCCATGTCTTTGACGTGCATAACCTGATGCGCATCCAAAGGGTCGTCCCGATTGAATCCATATGAAGGCGTGCTCAGCCGATAGCTCGGGTAGCGAGTTGGGGTAATTGTGACCGCGATCAGCGTGCTGTCAAGCAAATACATCTCCAGCGGAGTGTCCAAAGGATTTTTCTGGTCTTGCCTCCACCAAAGTGTAAATGCTTCGCCAGACAACTCATACCACATAATCCACTGATACCAGAACTCATAAGCGCTCTGGAATTTGTTTGGCTCTGCAAGCAGCGACGCGACTTGTTTGGCTTTGGCCTTGTCGCGTTTGCCAACTTTGTCGGATGTGATTGCATTTACGCAGGTTCCATCCTCCAGGCGACAAACAACAGCCACAGGGAGCTGAGAAATTGCACGCGCCTTGGCCGCTACGCAGGCAAGAATGGTGCTGTTGCGCGTAAGCAACGACATGTCCACAGGCCGACCCGCATTGTTCGAAGAGGCCGTGGTGACGTAAAGGATCTGCGTGTTTACGGTTGGATAGGTTTTCCCAGCTTGATAGGCAATATTATTGCCCAATGCAGTCTGCCCGAAAAGCGTGTTTGACTCTTTGGAATCAACCTGTTTTCGCTTGAAAATGTCTAGAATTGCCATGTGCACGCCTTAAAATGATCGGAATCCGAACCCAGAAATTGCCGCATTGTCGAGCGAGCAATGCATCGCGATAATTAGACTAATTATCCCGTCAACTTTGGCATTTTGGTCTGCACCATTCTTCCTTATTTTGACGTTGCCATTCACATCCTCATAAACCTCGCAGTTGCCAAGCTGCCACCCGAGGAAAGGGTTGCCATCATGCTTGATGCTGTAGTTGAGAATTAGCTTTTCAACATGTTTGCTCGGATTGCTAAGCACCGCCATGCCTTGACCGACTTTCTTGACCGGCAGCGCCGCATCATGCAGCCGCGCAACGAGGCTGGCGGCATTATAGGCGTCGAAGCCAATTTCTTTTGCGTCGTATTTGGCGCATTGGGCTTGGATGTAGTCGCTGATCTCCCGATCATCCATCACATTGCCTTGGGTAATATGCAAAATACCTGACTGCCGCGCCATCCGAAAAATGTCTGCGTAATGTTTCGGTATTAGCTCAAATCCGACCTCCGGCAGAAAGAATTTGAACTCAGCTTCGTAATCATCTTCGGCAAATCGCTTCAGCGTGCAGACTGCATTAAGGTCGCGGGTGGCCGCGAGATCGAATCCAATGAACACAGCTTCCGGCTCGCGTTCGCCGACGATTGCGCAGCGTTTGTCGTCCCAATATTCCCTGTCCACCCACGCGCTGTTGGCGCTGACGTAGAGATTGAGGGTTTTGCAAAGGAATTCATTCAGCGCTGCAGGTTTGTGTTTGGCCTCCTCTGCGCGAGCGGCAATCGCGTCCTCGAACACGCTGATGCCGTGCATTGGGTTGACCTTTGCCCATGTGGACGGATCGCGCCAATCATCGCCAGGATCAAGGCTGTACAGCAGCCCGAACCAACCTGGATTGTCTTCCGCCTCGCCATTGAGCATGGTCTGAAGCATGGTCAGGTCTTCGTAGAATTTGGTCTCTTTGGTGAAGCTGGCTGTGGTAATGTAAATGCGCAGCGGGTTGCGCCGCGCCACCATCCCGGAGTGCAGCACTTCGATCGAGTTGCGGTCAACGATCTGCGCAGCTTCGTCAATAATGGCGCAAGATGGATTCTTGCCGTCGCCAGTCTTTTTGTTGTCGCGGGAAAGAGCCTTGAACATGCTCTGGGCATCGCCAGCCTTCATAATCGTGTGCCGCCCGGCATTGTAGATCGCAGCGATGTCAGGCGGCATCGCTTCAATAAATCCGATCGCCGCCGAGAACACGATGGTGGCTTGATCGCGGGTGGTGGCCAAAGAATACACTTCCGCACCAGCCTCGCCAAAAGCCAATTCGTACAGCGCCAGCCCTGCCGTCAGGGTGGATTTGCCTGCTTTGCGCGGAATGAAAATAATGACGTCGGTGACCATTCGACGCGAATGATCTTTTTTGCTCCGGAATCCATAAATGGCGCAAATGGCGAAAATCTGGAAAGGCTCCAGCACCAGCGGCTCTCCGGCCATTGGCCCTTTGGTGTGTTTTAGAGTGCCAAAGAAATCCAATACGTGCTGGGCATATTTGGCATGGAACTCCCAAGCCCAAGTCCGATTCTCAAGCTGGTCAAGGAAGCGTTGCGCCGCCAGCCGCACATTCTTGCAAACCAGCACATTGCCTGCAGCGACATTTACCGCATACAGGATTCCAGCTTCATAGTTCATGGCCCACTCAGCAGTTTCGCGTACTTGCCGCCTTCTTGTGTTTTGCTGGCCAGCCGTCCTTTGGGTGTCAACCCAAGCTCATTCATGAGCACGACAGCCCGACTCAGCGCTCGGTCACTGGCCAAAAAGTATGGATTTGGACCGGCTGTGGCACCGTTGTTATGAGTTACAACGATGTCAGCTGACTGCAACTCATGCCAACAGCGGACGTAAATGTCCATTTGCACAGCCAGCGCCGCAAGAATATGCTGATCTTGATTGCTGCCGATGCCATAAACCTCCCACAGAAAATCTGCGGTGTCTTTAATAAATTTTGCCTTGTCCCACTTTGATGGATCGTCCAGCCAATCTGCTTGGGGAACTCGGCTGCGCACATCTTTGGGCAACGCTTTTGATTTGCGCTCGCCAGTTGTGCCTTTTATGATGTGAAGTTCTGGGGGTAGTCGGTTGCTCATGGCAGTATTTTACGTGCTTTCATTTGATCCCCCCAAGTCAACCCAAAATATGCGTTTTTGTG